TGGCGCTTACAACGTACAAATGAAGCGCTGGTATGTCGAGGACACAGTCAGCTCTGCAATTGGCAGGTGCGCCTCAGTAGTTTTAGGCACAGAGACAAAACCTAGCCTTGAGTCAATGGAGCAGGTCGAGCACATGCCAAAGGCATTTGTAGAGCATGATCCATGGTCAAAGCCAATCTTTGAAGAAGGCTTCACAACGGCAAAAACAGCTGTAGAAGATATAAAAGCCACGCTAGGAGAAGTGCAGGCCTCAGCTGCGCCAATATGCTCACATGGTCACATGATTTGGCGAACAGGTGATAAGGGCGGTAAGGCGTGGGGCGGTTATATGTGCGTGGAGAAAAACAAGGCTAAGCAATGTACGCCAAGGTGGTTTGTGCTTGCCTCTGACGGCCAGTGGAAGCCACAGGTTTAGCAATGGGCGACTTTGAAATGATAAACACAGCGACAGGTGAGCGCCTGCGCATAGATCAAGACGGCACAGAGCTGAGAGACAGAGTTGACCCACCGGCAATCGAGTGGTGCGATCGAGGCCAGCACTTTGCGCCTAAATACGGTGGTCGTGACGAGTCCGACATTTTGTGGATTTGTCTTGAGTGTCAAAAGTGAATATCAAAATGAAGATCACTGCAGCTGATGAATGGGCAATACACAACCGCGCAGCTCAAGTCGTGTTTTCTTTAGATGACTTGAGCACAGTCCAGCGATACAACACAAAGCTAAATAACCATGAACGCGTCACAGAGTACGCAGAGTCTTTAGGCGCTGAAATGGTTGTGGCTAGGTACTTTGGCCTTGACTATGACATAAACGTGTCCAATGGCAAGCGCAACGCAGACGTGGGCAAAGGCCTTGAAATCAAGTGGACGAGCTACATAAATGGATCTCTTATTATCTATCCAAATGACAGAGAAAATGACGTAGCGGTGCTAGTAGTAGGGCGCTCGCCTGAGTATTACATTGTCGGCTGGTTGCCGGTTAAAATGGCTATGCAAAAGCATTTTAAGAATAGCCAGCAAGACAGCTGGTGGATTGGCCAAGACAGCCTGAATCCAATTGAGGATCTAGTAAGGAGTAACTATGCGGCAACTCATATTTGATTGCTCTATCTGCGCAAAAATGTTCGGTGACGGCCGCAAGCTGCACTTACTTACAAAAGGGCCTGAGTTAACGCTTCACGAATGGTTCAGCCAATGTTCAGGTTGTGGCACGTTTGGCGTGAAGGTTGTAGATGAGTCATTGGTGCTTGATGAATAGCCCTGTGGATAACCTGTGGACAACACGCCCAAGCCTGTGCTCAATATCTGTGGATAACTCTCGCCTACTTGACTTGACCCTGTACGCTGAAGCATACAAATCGAGGGAGTTTTAATGATCTCGAAACAGAATGATTACTACTCTTTCAAGTTAAGAGTTAAAAGACAAATAAAAAAAACGGTGCTGTTATCAGTAATCCTAAGCGCAGTACTAGGCCACAGCTCTGCCTACGGCGTGGATTATCGTGACGCTCTCAAGCTCTATGCACACAGCCAAATCGTCAATGACAGCCAATATCAGTGCTTTTACAAGCTAATTACAAAGGAGAGTAATTGGCGTGTGAATGCAAAGAATGGATCTCATTACGGTCTAGGACAAATGCGTAACGTTAAGTACAAGCACCTTGATGGCTTCCAGCAAATAGCATGGACTAAACGCTATATCGAAGCACGATACGGCAGTATGTGTAACGCATGGCGCTTCTTCATGGCTAAGGGATACCATTAACAATGGCAGGTCAAAGTGCAAGGGCTAATGGATCAACTAGGCAATGGCGCAAGATACGTGAACGAATCCTGATACGTGACGGCTATTGCTGCCAATACTGCGGCCAAGAAAATGCCACAACAGTAGATCACGTTAGGCCAATCTCCAAGGGAGGCACAGACGAGCCTGAGAACCTTGTGGCTGCGTGTTCTAGGTGCAATTATTCGAAGAATGACAAAGTAGGTCAGTTTTTTGGACAGCCTAGAACACCTCTGACTCTTCCTTTCCTATTTTCACCGCAACAAGAGAGCACAAGCCATGACTAAGGCTGCACAGGGTCAGAAAAGGGCGCTGCAGGTCGTATCAGAGGCGATCAGAGATGAACAGGGAATGAGTCCGCAATCGCCGGCTCTTATTGGCTTAGGGACGCCTAGAATCCACTCAGCGCTCAATGATTTGCCGTCTAGGGGCTTAGAAGTAGTCGATTTTGCCAAATCACTTTCTATAGATCTTATGCCTTGGCAAAAATTTGTGTTTGAACACGCCATGAAGGTCAAGCCTGACGGGCGCTGGAAGTCTCCAGTTGTAACCGTCGTGGCCGCTAGGCAGAATGGCAAAAGTACAATCATGGAGATGAGCATTCTTGCTCGTATGTTTTTGTGGAATGAACCACTACAGCTGGGCAGTGCTCACGTGCTTACAACGTCACTTGAGACATTCCGGCACATTGTAAATATCATTGAAAGCAATGAGACGCTGGCAAAGCAAGTCCAGAAAATACGCTGGGCGCACGGATCGGAAGAAATACAGCTTAAGTCCGGCGCTCGCTACGTGGTTAAGGCAGCCAACGCAGCTGCTCGCGGATTTGCAAAGCCTGAGACGGTCTACATGGACGAGACGCGACAGCTCAAAGACACAGAGGCGTGGTCTGCCATGAGATATACCATGATGGCTGCAAAAAATCCTCAACTGTGGACCTTTTCCAACGCCGGCGATCAGCACAGTTTAATTTTGAATCAGCTGCGCGACAGAGGCATGGCCAGCGCTGCAGGATCAGATGACGACATTGCTTATTTTGAATGGTCTGCCTATTCAGACAAGATTACCGACGAAAAAAACTGGGTCGCAAGCAATCCGGCACTCGGCCACACAATTCACGCAGACAATATCCGGGCAGTGCTTAACGATCCGCCTGACGTTGTACAGACTGAGGTGCTGTGCCGCTGGGTCAACACAATTAGCGGTGCAATCCCGGCAAAGGAGTGGAATGAGTGCGGCGGCGTCGAGGTCGAGCTAGATCCTGACAAGCTGACGTGGTTTGGCCTTGACTCTTCACCGGATCGTCGAGATTGTGCATTGGTCGCGGCTCAGAAAAATCCTGATGACACATTTGTAATTAAGCTCTTACACACTTGGCACAATCCGATTTCTCTGGACGATAAAGCCATTGCCAACGACATTGCGCCCTACGCTCGCAAATATCCGGTGGAATATGTAGCATTTAGCAAGAGGACAAGCTCTGCGATAGCTGCTCGGCTTGCACCGGCAGGCATTCCAATCATTGACATTGACGGGGCGTTATACGGGCAAAGTTGTGACGAGCTTCTCGGTGCAATTACGTCAAAGCGCCTGATCCATGGCAAACAGGCAGAATTATCCAAGCAGATACTATCGGCGGTGCGATTACCTATGGGCGACGGCGGCTGGATTATTGGACGGCGCGCCTCAAGCGTCGCGGTCTGCGCAGCTGTGGCCTCAGCCTTGGCAACTCATTTTGCGACACGCCCTGAAATGGAGATAGACATTTTTACAGCATAAGTGTATACGCGACCTTTACACTTCCGCCTATGGGTCTATTTTCGCGCACAGTCACAACGCAAGCGCCTGTGGCGTCCTCTGACATTGAAGCTTCACTTGCGCCAGTAAATGTCACTAGCTCTCTTTATAATATTTACGGCGTTGCAGGCATTACAGCTTCACGCGTCGAATTCATGTCAGTGCCAACGTGCGCAAGAGCGCGAAACATAATTTCGTCAAGCGTTGCCAGCATTCCGCTTAAGGTGCGCACAAAGCAAGACGGCGCGCGAGTGGAATCACCGCCAAAAGTAATTAACCAACCAGATCCACGTGTGCCGGGTTTTGCAACGTACGCATGGTTGGCCGAGGACTTGCTTCTATATGGTTACGGCTACATGAGAATTTTAGAAATTTATGCTGACACATATCGCATTCGCAGCGCTGAACGCATTGACCCTACACGCGTGACAATCAAAACAAATGCTAACGGCACAGAGATTGAGTATTACTGCGTTGACTCAATTCCAGTGCCTTACGAGGGCGTTGGAAGTCTTGCAGTTTTCTACGGCGTTGACGAGGGCATTTTGAATCGTGCAGGCCGCACAATTAAAGCTGGCGCAGAATTAGAACGCGCTGCAACAATGTACGCGCGCGAACCTGTGCCTACAATGGTTTTGAAATCAAACGGCGTTGCATTGCCGGCGGATCGTATTGCTAAGTTGCTTGAATCTTGGGGCCAAGCTCGACGCAATCGTTCAACTGCTTTTCTCAACGCAGACGTTGAATTGCAGGCACTCGGCTTTGATCCTGAGAAATTACAGCTCAATCAAGCCCGTTCATACGTATCGACGGAACTTGCCAGAGTAACGGGAATCCCGGCGTATTACGTGGACGCTGAATCAGGATCGAGCATGACTTATAGCAACGCGACATTGGCTCGTCAATCTTTGCTTGACTTTTCTTTGCGTCCAATCATGTGCGCTATTGAAGAGCGATTGTCAATGACTGGCATGGCAAATGACTTTGTACCGGCAAGCCAAGAAGTTAAATTTGACTTAGACGATTATTTGCGCGGATCAGCCAAAGAGCGCGCAGACGTTTACAAAATTCTTTACGATATTGGCGCTTTGACCTCAGATGAAATCCGACTAGAAGAAGAGATGATCAGATGACATACAGCATACAAAAACCAATCAAAATGGACTTTTCAATCAAAGTCGAGGCCGCAGACTTTCCGAAGCGCGAACTATCCGGCCGCATTGTCACATGGAATGAAGAAGGCGTCACAAGCTCCGGATCAACCATGTTTCAAAAAGGCTCAATTACTTTGGGCGAA